CCAGTTGCTCCAGTGGCTCCTGTCGTTCCGGCACCTGTAGCACCTGTTGAACCAACAGATCCGGTTGCTCCAGTTGAACCAGTTGCACCGACAAGTCCTGCACTTCCAGTGGCTCCAGTTCCACCGACAGTACCTGCTCCAGTGGCTCCTGTAGCTCCGGTAAATCCTGCACCAGTGGCTCCTTGAGAACCTGTAGCTCCTTGACCTCCAGCAACTCCGGTGTTTCCAATAATACCTTGTGGTCCAGTTGGTCCAGTTGTTCCTTGAGAACCAGTTGCTCCTTGTGCACCAGTATTTCCTTCTGCTCCTTGAGAACCAGTAGCACCTGTTGCGCCTAATGAACCAGTTGGTCCGGTAGCTCCGGTTATTCCTGCTCCAGTCGATCCGGCCGGTCCAGTATAACCAATAGAACCTGTAGCTCCAATCGATCCGGTAGCTCCTGTAGCTCCTTGTGGACCTGCTACGGTGAATGGAACCATCCGCTTTTTATTAAAATTTCTTGTTTGATTAAATAACGACATATGTTTATCTTGTCGGCTTAAATATAAATTTACGATTTGGAGTTTCTTTTTGCTTCAATTTTAATACTCGCGCATCATATAAATCAAGCATTTTTTGGGCATCGCCGGTAATAGCACCATTTGCTTGTCTAATTAAAAATTTAGCAGCTAAATAATAATGAAGCAATGAAGCATCGGGTACAACCACTTCATCTGAATCTTTTGTTATTTGTAATTGTTTCTTGTAATAATCCAAATAGTAATTTCGATTATCATATACTCCTGATGTCATTGGCCAGTGCCACAGATAACCTGAGTGAACGGTATAATATGTAGGAAGACCAGCTCCACCTGCTTGTTGGAATGCCGTCTGTCCAGCATCATTTGTCGTTGTCGAAGCACTCATTGTAAGTGTTCCTGTACTTCTATCATTTGCTGAATATGTATATGTATTTTCTCCAATAAGAATCGATCCAGAATCAGTAAAATCACTTGTATCTACTAAAACAATACTCGTACTTCCTACTATGATTGGTGTAGTTAAATCAGAATATGCAATACCTTGTATTAATGCGTTAAATTCTTCTTTATCTACCCAAATCATTTCTTGTTCTTTTCCAATTCTGAATGTATAAACTGATTTTGTTGTATTCTGATCATCACAATCATCCGGTAATGCAATTTTCCATTGACCAGTGGATGTTTCGCCGATTATTGTATCAAATGCCTGCATAAACGACCAACGTTTAAATTCTCGTAATACTTCCATTTGACACATATCAATCATTTGAAAAGCAAATTCATCACTAAATACTTCACTCTGCGTTTGGTTAATCAATCCAAGCGCACCGTCTATAATACTTCTTGCAGAATAAATTGTGTATGCAGTGATTGGAGACGGATCTGAATAAGCAGAAAATGATGATGTAATAGAATTTTTCCATCGAGCAAAGTAATATCCAGCACTTGCTGCAACATCGTTATATTCTGTATTTAATTGATTTCCAGCGATTGTTATAACAGATCCCAATACAGTTTTTGCTCCAGCGACAGTTGCGGCATTTGATATTTCCACTTGGTCATAAGACATAACAGTCACTGGAGTTCCAGCTGTATGTGTAAATCTTAAATTATTTGCTAGTGTGATTGATGAACCACTTGGTGCTGTACTTCCGTGTGTCTTTATAATTTCCGTATTTTGATTTCCTAATTCTCCAATTAAGAGAATTTGATTGATTGCAAAATTCAGAATATTACCCACTTCAATAGATGCTGTCGCTGTAAGTGCGTCTGTAGTTAGAAATGTTTGAGCTGGTGGGTCAATCAACATATCCTGAGTTGGAACTCGAACGGGTTGATTTTGTCTACCATATCTCAATAAAATTTTAGGTCGTACTTGTGACATGCTTTTAAGCCTTTAATAATGTTGGGCATTCTTTCTTATGTCTCTTTGTTTTTGCTCCACATAGAAGACATTTGACTGTTAATCCTTCCATCTCGATTTCTTCTTCCTCAACCTGTACAGGTGTTTCCTGGATGACTTCAGGTGAATTTTCAGGTGTAAGTTGATTATCTATATTGACTACTTCTTCGGATTCAATATTTTCAACAGTTTGCTGAAAGATAGTCGGCCGTTTGGCCGCGGTCCTTTCATCTACTATTTTTTGCCACTTAGCTTCTTCTTCAGGTGTCTTGATATCAGGAATATCACCGACATAAACGGGTTGTTCAAGAGGAGAGACTGCTAATTTAGCATTGAGTATCTCTTGAATGAGCTCTTCTTCATCTTTTTCATGTATATCAATTAAACGAAGTTTAGTGATTGAATAAGTGCTGAGCTCTTCTCTAGTTGGGAATGATGAACGCATATATATTTTTTTAATTACGAAATTACATTATGCATGATAACAGTGTATGTTCCATCTGTGGTCATGTCCAATTTAACACGGACATATTCGAAATGGTCTCCATGTGGCACAAATAAGAAAGCAGAGGTGTTGGTACTGAGAGTAAGCGATGCCACTCTTGTATCATTCTGTCCGTTCGTATTTGTTACGTTTGTAGTAAGTCGGTTGTATTGAACCCAATTAGTGCCGTCATTTGAAATTTCAACTGTTAAAATTCCATTTCCAGTACTAATCCCGCTTGCTATAAACTGAAATGACATTGCTTCTCTGTCTCCAACTACAAAGTATTCGCTTGTAGTATCTGCAACAGCAGCATCAATCATTTTAATAGCTTTTGTATAAGACATTTTAATTCTATTAGTTATTAAGGGCGGTTTTTGAATAGAACCGCAAAACTATTTGCAAAATTAGGCCGCGTTTACAGAAATACCAGTTGCATCACTATATGCAGGTCCGGCAACTATTACTCCGGTTGAAGTAGAAAGTTTCGTACATCCAACAGCAGCACAGTCTTTTAAGATAATATTACCAACGTCAAGAGTAGCTCCAGTTACAACAGCGGCAGCAGGAGTAGCAGCAGCATTCTTAGCATTGATAAACATACAATCTTTGAAAGTCATCATACGTTCTACATCTGCACTAGCAGCTGCGTAAACAAACGCGGTAGTAGTTCCACCAGCATTTCTCCAGAATAAGCAATTCTGAAAGTAATTGTCTCTCATTACTAATCCGCTACCAACTTGACCATTGGCCAAGCGAACACATGGATGAATAACGTTTCCAACAACTGCATCGGCTAATGAACCAAAGGTACAATTATAGAATTGAGCAGAATCTCCGTTGTCTAATAATTCACAAGATGTTGCTCCATTTAACAAAGTTGAGCGATAGAATTCACAGTTTGTATATACTGCATATTCACCACCTTCAGCTACCACAGATAACGCTTGAGCAACTGAATTGTTCTGAGTGAACTTGATATTTGTGAATGTATTACCACTTCCTGTATTCTTGATAACAGCAATATCTGTAGCAACAGCAGTTACACCCATAGAAATCTTTGTGCGTTGACCGTATAAACGTTGACCAACACCAAGACCAATGAAGTGCACTTTATTTTTTGCTACAGTAAGCATTGCTGCAAGAGGATGATTGCTTCCAGCAGCCAAAGCAATTACATCATTGTGGTTTGTAACTACTCGGCTATAAGCAAATTCTACGGTTTTAAAAGCAGATGCTAATGAAAGTCCGTCGTTTCCATCTGAACCATTGTCATAGTCCACGAAATAAACAGTTCCAGTAGTCGTTGGAATAGTTCCACCTCCATAAACAGGAAGACCGAAACTTGCAACGCCATTTGGAAAATTAGTGAGATTTGATAACATAGTTTTGTATATTAATTGTTTTTACTTGATTATTTGGTATGTGAATTGGAATATATCCTTCTTTTACCAGCATTACATTTTTATCTGTATCTTGTTTATGTCCATCTATATCTATCGCATATTTGCCGATTATGAAGTCTACTTCTCTTCCACATATTATTCGTTTTGTACTAAACTTTATTTTTGATTGCTTTAATCGCTCTCCAAATATTCGTTCAGCTTTAGTCGAATGTCCTTTTACTAATTTCTTAAGTTGATAACGCATTTATCTGTGACCTTGTCTTGGCGTTAAAGATTCAGGTATATTGATGGCCGTGTTGAGTGATAAACCCACGGCCAGGTTCAATTTAGCTAGTAGCAGCAGATCCGATAGCCCATTGCCAAGATTGGAAACCAGGTCTAAACATGGTAGAACCAGTATAAACTTTGGTACCGTTGTTGATAACTTTGTCGTCATCGAACTTCGGTCTCCAACCCCAAATCAAGTAAGCCATATAGGAAGCTCTCTCTAAGTCCACGAGGAACCAATATTTGCTATATGCAGCAGGAATCCAGTTTGCAACTACGATATCCAACATGCCTTGGCCGTTGAACACATTAGTTACTCTGTTCGCGGAATCAGGATTTCCAATGGACCTAATAACTTCTTCAGCTCTTTCCTTGTTCTCCCGAGCAACGATTAAGCGAAGTTTTTTAGTAGGAAGCATTTGAATACCTTTGTCGTCACGAAAACGATCCATTTTTTGCATTGCATCTTTTAAGTTGTCGTAAGAAAGAGGAGCAGTGCCTAACGAATTGCTCTGTGTAGAACCATCCAACATTGGGTGGTCAGTTGCGTATAGAGCTTTAGTATCGCCACCTGTAAAGAAAGTAGTACCAAAACCAAGATAGTGAATCTTAGCTGCATCAGTATCGATACGAGCGTTGACTGCGTTTGCTACACCGCCGACCAAGTTATTAATCTTGGGCCAGAGGTTAAAGCGAAGCATTTCTTCGGTAATATCAATTGATTTAGTAAACTTAATTGGTGTGATAGTTACTCCACCAGCATCCTGAACATCTTCTCTGTTATAGGGTTCTTTTTCACCAGTTGCTTGTGCAATGCCAAGTCCGGTATAATTCTCAAGCTTGGTGTCGAGAATTTCAGCAGTGTAGTCCGTTAATCCGAGGTTTTTGTATTCAAGAGTCTTGGACAGTTGAGTGTCCTTTTCATCCCAAATCCTGCGAATGCGGGGGTCTGCTAACGTAAATAACCGTTGTAAATCAGCCATTTAATTAGGTGTTTGACTTGACATTAAACACTTTAACGAATTTGAACAGTCCTTGTCTCAAACCAGATCCAGCACCAGTGCCACCTTCAGCGCTTGGGTCGACTTTAGTGCAAAGAACGATCCTGGCAGAGCCAGTCATCGCACCAGCGTTGGTGTCAACCTGCTGAGCGCCAGTGGTACCTGTTATTTTAAAATAGGCACCAACAGAAGTGAGAGGCGACATATCGGAATTTGTGCCCATTAAAAACTCATAGTCCTGGTCTACAGGAATATAAGGCGGAGTAACTTTAGCAACGGTTTCGTTGGTAGAAGTCATCGTCTGAGTTTTTTGGACAACACCGATTACGCTATCACTAGCGCCAGCAACTTTAAGTCCATCAGAAGCATCAACAGTAGCAATATCACCTTGGGTGAATACTTCACTGTTTTTGCCAATAATAGAATAGGCAAAGTTTACCGGGTTGTTAGGAGATTTGAACAGTTCAGCGCCATAAATTGTACGCATAAATGTTTAAGTCCTTAATTATTTATTAAAAGTTCTATTCGGCCTTGTTATATCTGTTTCTTGTCCTGAGTCTGTTTCATTTCGACCCATTCCTGAGGAGTCATACCCCACTTGCTTAATTGGAGAATATCCGCTTGAGTAAGTTTAGGCATTCGTTGACGCTCATTTGATTCAGAATAACCAGTAGAACCATACGATATTGCGGGTTCAGTAAATAGATTTGCATTTTCAGCATCCTCTATTCGACGTGAATTCGCAACTTGAAGAAGTTCATCATGAAACACTGCCGCATAGGATTTGTTTAAATCCAACAGAACACCTTCTTTAGTACGCTCTGATGCTGTTTTGATTTTATCATAAACATCCATCATCTCTTGAAGCTTTTCAGGCTTTTTTGCTAAAGCAGGTTTATTGCTTAAGAATTCTTTAAGAGCAAATGTTCTTATTTCCTTCTTTTCCTTTTCCAATTCGTCCTGTACAGGTTGAACTTTAGCATTGATGTGGTCGTTCCAAGCTTTAGAACTAGGATCGTTTAAATCAATTTTGAGTGATGTATCATCTACAATCTCTTCCTTGATTTCTTTCTTAGCTTTTCGCTTGGCCTGCAGTTCTGCTTCTGCTTCATCAATAGCTTTTTGCAAATTGGTTAAGTGCAGTTGTTTCTTCGTAGCTTCTTCTTCTATTTTTTTGTCCTCTGATTCTTTTTCAGAATCATTCTCCGGTGGAACTTGAGTTTTTTTCTCTTCTTCACCGTTTATTACTTTATCCAATTCATCTTCCATGAGTTTACGATAGATAACCCGCTACCGACGGGAATGGTTAATGATTGAGGTTTTTCGGTCCTCACTACTGGGAATAGGCTCGAGATGTTATTCCCATGAATGAGAACCGAAATGAGTAATTACATTTTACCCATGTCTTCTTTCATTCCGAAGACTTTGGCTTTTGTTTTTTCAAAAGCTTTCTTATTAAAACCTTTTTTGGTTTTCTTTGTTTTCTTGACTTTCTTCATGTTGTTGATTATTTAAATGTTAACACTTCTTTTTAGAAACTTTCTTGACTACCTTCTTAACGACTTTCTTTGCTTTCGCTTTTCCAACTTTAGGCATTTGTATATAAAAATTAATTGTTAGGTGTTTCTTTATTTGTTGCTTCGACCTTTAGTGATTGATTTCTAGCTTTTAATAAATTGATTTTCTCAAATGTTTCAAACGCTCTTCTTGCTTTTACCAACAATTCTTTTAATGTAAGAATTCTACCTTTACCGAAATTCACATCTTCTATGTCTTTAGATTTTAACGCAGATGCTTTCGTTGCGATGTTTATCTGATTCTGCATATACTCTCTAAATCCTTTGTTGCCGTACATCTGTGCTAATCCATAATTCATCGCGTGATTGATATCATTCATCGGTTCTTTATACTCAGTCAACGGAGGCATATTTGTAAGCTCTTCTATAAGCTTATTTATTTCTTCCATATCCTTCATGTTGGTAATATGTTACTCATATTTAATTGTAAGCCACTCATTTGCTTCGCTGGTTGTGCTTGAGGTGATGGAGGAGTAGGTTGAGGTTGGTTTGATGGTTGCAACTGATTCTGTTGAGGAACATTCTCATTTGGTTCTGCTCCAAATTCTTCTGGGTCAATATCGTAAGCTTCATCTACCCACTTAATAAGTTTAGGAGCATTTAACGGTGCAACTGGAGCTAATGATAATCTCCAATTTGCATATTCCTGTCTTGCTGCTTGGTCTAATGTTTGGTTTCTTGTATAAGAAGAATTTTTTACAATCTGAATTTTAGTATCAAAATTTTCAAACATGCTCACTGGAATTGCTAATGCTTCGGTTGGAGTGCCTTGTAAGTCTCCCATTTCTTCTGTTATAGATAATTCATCTGCTAATTGTTGTCTCTTGTTTTCATCTGTTGCAGCATCTTCACCTACCATCTTAATTACCTTCGTTCCGATTGTTCCATCACTTAAAGTAGTTTCATGTAATGTTGCTTGTCTGTACACTAATTCCTTAATTTCTTTTCCATCTTTACCTGTAATCTTTTCAATTTTAGGTACTGAATAAAACTGCATAATATTCTTTACACGAAGTTCAGTTCTGTTAAGTTCACCATCTTCTAAAAAGTTTATTGGGAATCCAATCTTCTGCAACATTTCTTGTTGCTTCAACAAAACTTGTCTCACACTCACTTTTCCACCTGTTGGAGAGAATTGGTCAGCACCAGATGAGAGTCCAGAATTATCCTTAATTAAACCCATTACAGTTTGGAACATCTGTTGTTCACCTGCTGAGACGCCTGGTAAAGTGTCAAATTTCCATTTATTGACATCTCCTACTTTTCTAATCTTGTTAGGTGCTAATGTATCATCTTCGATTAAGTCGTCAAGGTCACTAGACAATCCATAGGGCTGTAATGACCCATATGTTTTGTCGGTGAGCATATTGATAAGGTTGTTCTGGAGGTCTTGCTCTCCCATGAACTTAAAAGGTGCTCCAGCTCCCCAGAAGAAATCGTTGGCGAAAGGTTCAAATATGTATTTGGCAAACGGATATTTTCCATGTTTAAAGGGAATTGGACCATCATATAATATTACTCCATTCACAATCACACGATGAATATTCTTTCGGCGATTGTAATATTTAATTATCTCTACTTGACTCTGTGTTAGTTCAGTCTGCAAGCGATCTCGATAAAATGTGGTTGGTTCTGCTAATATTGAATATGCACCAGGTTTTACGAACTTCCAATTCTTGTAATGATTATACTCAGCAAATGCTTCGTCATACGTTGTAATTCTTTTCCATAAAACGAATGGTTGCTTCTGTATATCAGGTTGATATGGGTTTGCAATATAAAAATCTTCAAGTGCTACAATTTCTTGATAACAATTCTCGAAAATTGTTCTGTCTTCTTCTTTAAATTCAAATTTTCCTGTTTCTGCATCAAAGGATATTGGGGTTTTTATCTTTTGATTATTCTTAACATATCCTTCATAAACGATTGACGTTCCTTTTATCGTACATTCCAATGCTGCTTCTAAAAATCTAGCAGGACCATTCTCTTCATTTAAGCTATATTGGTTTAGGTCCTTAAGTAAGTCAGCAAATTTCTTATTTAAAATATTTGTCTTCTTGTTTACCGCAATAATCTTTGGGTCTACATTTCCCATTGCCACTTTTGACAAATAAGAAATGATTAAATTACGAGTGAAGTTAAGAAATATATTTGAAGACGTTTCATCTAAAACACCAAGTGGTTCGGTATATCCATTCCAACGCATCGTCCAATCATCTATAACATCATATAGGCTATTGTTATTGAAATAGTTGTATGACCTATTGATGACTAATCTGCCTTGAATTATATCTTTCAAAGTTTGGTTGATTGCTACTTGCTCAGTCGGTGTCGGAAGATACGCTGGGTATACCTCGATATTGGACTTTGCTTCACTTGTTGTTTGAGTTTGTGGCATTTAAGTACGTTTGAATATTTTTCTCATTGCTTGCCGTTGTTTAAACGAATCAAATTGTTTGACTACATCTCGTTCTTGTCTCATAGTCTCAGTAGTCTTTGTATAAATAATATTATCTTTTCTTGAAAATGTATTTGCTGCTGCATCCGCTATATCTGGACTAAATCCTAATTTCTTTCTAATTAAATCTTTTGGCATTATCAGTAATCGTCCTCTACTATCCACTTTATATTTGATTGCTAGTAATTGACTCCATTCATTGGAACTATCTAAAGCTCCTCCCTCCCGTAGCCAAAGCATCATTCTCCAATAACATTCAGATCTGAGGTTAGCGAATTGCTCAGGTTCGCTAGCTGATTCACTAAACTTCACTGAGGTAATCATCCACTTGTCTTCCAATAACTTATCATATAATCCTTTGCCTACTCCTATCGTATCAAGAAATGTATTTCGATCGACTATTTCGTATTCAGTGGATAACTTTTTAATCTCTCCTACATTCATCATTGTATTTAGCGACTGAAACTTCTCTAACGCTTTCATGTAGTTCTTTGTTCGCAATACGTAAGCGTTATAGTCTCCTCCGCCTTCTGCTACGTCTACTCCTAATCTTCTCTCTCCAAATGGTGTGACAATTCTTTTCTGCGCTTCTTGTATTAACTTAGAAGAAAATAAAGTTAAATATCCATCTGCATCTGCAACTTCTTCATCTGGAAATAAGCAACCAAATAATATATCAAAATGAGGTTTCTTTTTTGCTTCTTCAATAAATGCCTCATTGTATCGTCCTTCTTCTAATCCTTGTTTGTAATCAATAAAAATCTTGTAGTACTCTGGGTCTAACCAACTTGTAAGGAAATGATTCCTGTAAAACGGATTTCCGATTTTGCAGTAAAATGCGTCTGGTCCTTTTCCTGCAATCATACGAAATATTGTCGCTTCAATTTCGTTTGGAATAAGTGAGCTTTCATCTGTGATAACGATTCTACTTCCTGCTCCCATAGCTGCTTCAATTCCTTTGTTTGAGTTTCCACTGTTTGCCGAGAGTACGAATATTCCACCTCTGTTATTCAACATGATGCGCTCTTTGCTCTCTTCCATTCTCAATCGTTCTAACTTGGTATCTTTTTCGAGCTTTGAGTAGAAAAGGGGGGAGTCTCCTAAATGCTCGATATAATAACGCATTATGATTCTTGCTTTTTCAGAAGAAGGTGCTACCACTGAAATGATTTCACCTTGTACGCAAGATATGATAATACAAGCTAAAGCAACAAACAAAGATTTTCCGTATTGAGTAGAACAAAGAATTTGAACTCGAGGATTGTTTCGTAATACCAATGTGATAAATATTTCGAGTTCGCCTTCAGTTGCTATTTCATTTGCTTTTTTTCCATCTATTGTAAAGAACGATAATAACTCAATCGCTAATTTTCTCTGTTCTTCCGGAAGTTTTAACATTGGAGATAATTGAATTAAGTTTCTTAGTTAAATCCTGTATCGCTTCATTTTCTTTAGGATTGTTCACTTCGATTGTGTCTTTTGCTTTTCCAACGATCTGGTCTCCTAAATATTTAAGCATATTCGTATCTGGGGATTTCCTATAAATTCGCTCATCTCCATCTGAGGTAGTTTCTTTTATGTAATGACCTAAAGCGGAATCAAACATTGCCACCTTTAAATCTGGGAATCGCTTCTCAACTTCTTGGGCAAGTTTCTCCCTTAATTTGAGTGCTATTCTTGTCGTTTCTGATATTGCTCCTTTTGGTCTTCCACCTTTTCCCATAAAGTTTAAAACTGAATTACGTGTACAAATCTCTGTTTTTATTATGTAATTACTCTTTTACTATAAATTTACTGATCTGCTCATCCTTCTTTGTCTCTTCCTTTTTCTTGTCTGCTTCTAGTTTTTCTTCTGCTGAATGTTGATTCTTGAAAAAAACGTCCTGTTGTATATCGTCATGAAATGCCTCTATGAATTTAGTGGGATCGATCTTCGCCGCAATACAAACTGCTCTGACTTGCCTTATAATGTTGAGCATTCTCATCTCGAAGTGCATGGTTAAGCGTCGCTCAAGTTCTTCTAAAGCGGTAGGTTTTCTCATATTGAAATCGAAGGGTTTTCCTGTATTCATATTGTTTTTGGGCTTTCTTCTTAGTTTTTTCCCCTGTCCCCTATATCTATGACTAAGAATAATATATAGATAATACTGACTATAGTATTAGTGCCACCAAATGGATAGCTACTTCAGCTATCCACCAAATGGATAGCTAACTTTTTTTCCTTTTATAATATTTTAAATCCATTGTTTTTTTAGTTATTTGAAAGTATGTTTTAAATCCAGTTCCACGTTTTATAATTATATATCCTTTGTTTACTAAGTTCTTGATAATTTTATTCATCGTTGTGTGGCTTAGTATTTCGCAATATGGCAGATTATATTGTAGCTGTTGAAAATTTATCCATGTCCAAATTTTTCCATCGATGATTAGCCGATTGTCTTCTATACGTTCTGATGATATGTTTGTGCACCAATTAATAATATCATCTAAAACAAAACAATGTTTTACATCTAATCCAGATTCGGAGTAAAACTTTCCGATATTTAATTCCAATCGTTCTTTCATGCTCTTCCTTTTTGGAAGAAACGTCTATCCCAATCTCCGATTATAATGAATCAGCTAAAGGCATTATAATCAGAGTTGAGATACACATCTCTTCAGCTGATTTGATTTTTAATTATAAAAAGCGCATAACTAAATGCGCTTTCCTGTCTCAGTTAATAAATTGTTTTTTTGTAGCATTGTGTATCTTCTCGTTAACAATTCTATAAGTATTATATCATATTTTTATGATTTTGTAAACAGTTGCACCCAGATGCACCTTTTTTGAGTAGTTGATAGGTTCTACACACCATCCGTAAATAATGGCCTGGTGAGCATCCTGGTGCATCCTTTCCTCCAATTTTGATATGTACAATTGTTATAGACATGTATATAATTAAAAAATAAAATAATTATTAATATTTATATATGAATTTATTAAACAAAACATCATTTGGTAAAGTAGGTGAATTTTTATTTGAACAAGAATTGATAAAACGTAACATATATTATAACAATTACACAAAACGATGGTCAAAGAAAGGATGTGATTTTTTGTTAAATAATAACAAAAAAATAGAAGTTGGTATTGCTCGACTTAATAAAATGGGTCAATTTGTTGGTCATTTTAATAAATTGAAAAGTGATGTAAATACATATGATTTATATGTTTTTATCACATGGTTTAATGAATATAGATACAATTTTTATATAATTCCTACTAAAGATTTAATAAATTCTAAACTTAAAGTATTAGTAATTGGAAGACATAATGATACAAAAACATATAAAAGATGGGCTAATTTTAAAGAAAAATGGGAATTATTGAAATAAATTATGTATTTTGGTATATACAGGTGTGCACCAAATACACTTATGAACAGTTTTATTGTTTTTACTATGTACAATCAGTTTTAAATAGTGTATAATAGATATATAAGTTAAAAGAGATTGGAGAGGACAAAGAGATTGAAAGACCTCAAATCTCCTCTCCTAATCAATACATGAAAGAAGGTGATAAATATGGAAAGCTTTACACTACCAATTATGACTCCAGAAGAGTTAGTGGCAAAAATAAATTTAATGTGTTGGGAAAACGAACTTAATATTTCAGAAAAATAATTAACTAACTTTGAAAGGTGGTGAATAAAAATGTTGAATATGAATGGTAAAACAGTATTTGGTTGGGTAGCTACATTCTACGATTCAGATGATGAATTAAAAATGAAAGTAACCCACTCAATAAGATTTGCTTCTACAGAAGAATCAATTATAGAAGCTACAAAAGAATACCAAAAAAAAGGTGATAAATATGTATTAGTTAGTAAAATTTGGTATAGCGCAAATTTAGAATAATTAACATCGCATTAGGGAGAGGATGGATGTCCAGCGATGTGCATCCCCTCCCTAAAAGGAAAATTATATGTCCAGAAAAGAACAAAATATATGGTTGCCAAATGGATATGGAAGAGGAACAATCATCAAAGCATTGGACTATACATATTATCAAGCAACATCACCAGTTGGAATGGCAAATATATACAATGTTATTCCAGTTGAAGAAGAGTTTGCACTATTACAAATTAAAAATGGAGCTCCTGCTCTAAATGGAAGTGAAAAATAATATGAATAATTATAAAGAAGTGAAAGTGAGCGAACTCCCAAATTGTAATATTCCAGGATGCAAAAATATCGCAAAATATGATTGCAAATTATCTATTGGACCTTGGGGATATGTTTGCCAAAAACATTTTGAAGCTTATAATTGTGAATTAGGATTAGGAAAGGGACAGGAATTAATTATATGATATTTCTTACATTCTGTATATTAATGGTTTTATTATACATATCCATTAATATCGAAAAAATGGTCAACAATCAATGTGTTATTGAACAAAAACTAAATGATTTAATTTATATTTTAAAACAAAAATAATATGACATCAATCAAACAACTCAAATCATTTCGTAATCAAGCATTAGCGGAAGAAACCGAAATGGAAAAAGAAAAACGTAAAGTCATTTATACGAGTATAGAAGAATTTACAAATATTTCTGCTAATAAAATTTATCTGAAAATGTTAGACCTTATTGGAGAAGAAATTATGAAACGCGAAATCAAAGACCATGTAGTTATTGACATGGTATACGATGACATCCTTTCAAAAATTAAAAGTAAAATAAGGAAATAAACATATGGACAATAATTTGCCAGTGGATAAGCAAAAAATCGATGATGTACCAATTGATGATGATGAAGAACTTGAACCAGAGGAAGAATACGACGAGGAGACAATATGGTAATTGATACATTTATTGACAAAGAGCGAGTAATTAAATTGTTAGTGGAAAATAATATAGACAAAAAACAAATTAAAAAAGTGCGCCAATTCGGGAATTCGATTGATATCAAATTCAAAGATGGCACACATAAAGAAATAAATCTAAAATGAGAATCACACTAGAGTTCAATTCAATCGAAGAGCATGATTTATATATTCACAGCAAATCATTTGAGCGAAATGTTGTACAAAATCAAGACTGTGAACCAATACATTTAGTGGAAAGTGCAATCAAAGGTATAAGAATCGAAGACACAACCCGTCGAAGATTCTTCAGTGCATATGAACTAGATTTTATCAGAACATATTACCAAACTAAAAAACTTAAATGGATTGCTGCAGCATTAAGAAGAAAAGTGCCAGCAATTAGTCAGCAATTAACAAAGATGTATAACGCTGGTCTTCCTAAAAAGAAGAACAGAAACGGAGACATTAAAGAATAAATATATGACTGAATTATTTTACAAACAATACATAACAGCTCGTGAAAAAAGAGATTTAGTGGATAGTAAAATCAAATTACTACGAGAAGAATTCGAAACGAAACTTGCTCCATTCAAAGTATTGTTAAATGAATTCGACAGCGAAACAGATAAATCTAGCGAACTTTTAATTAAGTGGATGGAAGGTAATGATATCAAGACAGGTGAGTACGAAAACAAGACTATCACCAGAAGCATGAGGTCAACTCCTAAGATAACTGATACTGCTAAGTTTATAGAATCTATATTCGATAAAAAAGTACTCCCGAGTGTCAAGAAATTAACATCGAAGTCTAAAGAAGAATTGGAGTCTCAACTCATAAAGGTCGAAATTGCCGATAAAAAGGCAGCAATTGGATTAGCAGCAATGTTAGAAGGTGTAGAAGGTATTAAAATTAAGGGATATGAAGTGGAACAAACGACATATCTTACGGTGAAATAATATGGATTTATATAAAGCAAAAACAATTACATTGGACAACGGAGAATATGTGCCAGTACATGAGCGTATTAAAGAGTTCTATTCGAAATATCCAGATGGTTCAATTCAAACAACAGTATTGACTACATTAGAAAATGTAAAAGAAGGAAGTTTGATTGTAGTTAAATGTTATGTGTTCAGATCGCCTACTGATGAAAAACCTGTAGTGGGACATTCTCAAACACTACATGGTTTAGACCATTTCAAAACATCAGCGTTAGAAATTGCGGAAACATCTGCAGTGGGAAGAGCTTTAGGAAATTTATGCATTGGAGTCAAAGGTGTTTTTGCTAGTGCAGATGAAGTGGAAAAGTCAAAAATGCAACAAGCTGCACAAAAGCAGACTCCCAAATCAACCTCAGATGTGCAAAAACAGATTGACAATATAGATACATTAGACGCAGTCACTGGAGAATTAGTTAAAAAGATTTATGTATCAAAAACTATCGAAGAATTAAAAGAATGTGCTGAACAAATCAAAAAGTCTGCGGTAGACGATAATTCAAAAAGTATTTTAAGAAAAGCATATAATCAAAAAAATAAAGAGCTCAAAGCTCAAAAGGACAAATAAATGCCAATACCTCAAAATTTTTCATTACCTAAACGATCTACTCAGGAATATGAACTTCTTCCTGAAGGAATGTATCAATGTGAAATCGTTGACATTACCATCAAAACAGAACGTGCATGGGAAAGTGATGATGAAGAAGACAAATTCAATTTTACATTTGCGATTGTTGATGGACAATACAAATCAAGACTATTATGGAAATCTGCTCGAATCATTATGAGCGCTGGTTGGGAAAAAGGTTCTCCATCTTGGTTGTACAAGATTTACTGTGCTGCAGTAGGAAAGAAATTGACAGATGATGAAGCACAAGGAGTCTCATCTGATATGATTAATGCTTTGATTGGAAAACAAGTATTATTGGTGGTTGTACAGAAACCCAAAAAAGATGGTACATTAAAAAATTCTATCGATAATATCCTGACATCATCTAAAAGAATTGACTATGTAAAAAAACCTCAGACCACATTTACAGAAGAAATCGAAACTGAAGCAGCTCAACTTCAAACAGAATCAAAAGTCGAAGAAGAAGTTGATGTGGATTCTATACCTTTTTAATATGGAATTTCCAAAACAAAAAATTTCAGCGTCACTCATTAATAGTTATTTTAGTTGTCCATTTGGATTCAAACTCACCGTAATTGATGGTTATCTCACAAAAGAAGGTCCAGCATTAGAACAAGGTTCAATGTTTGACTATATGTTTAAGATATACCATAATGGAAAAGACCCATATGAAGAAACTAAGAAAAAATTCTTTAATGAAATTCCTACAGCACAACAATTAGACAATTTTATTGTTGCTCGAAAGATGATGTTGAAATATGAAAAAAATCCAAAGAAATTTAAAGAGCCTAAATTTGATATTGGATTTGGAATTGATATTTCTGAAATTGTTAAAAGACCTATTAAACTAACCGGATATTTAGATGGAATGGATGGAACAGAAGGTATTGAAGTAAAAACTGCTTCATCATTAAAAGATTGGAATCAAGAACGAGTTGATACTGAGATTCAAAGTAAAATCTATCGATACTATATCCATAAAACATTCAATGTAGAAAAACCTGTACTTCATTATATAGTATTTCCAAAAAATAAAGATGATTATATTGAATTAAAGTCAGAGACAAAAGATGGCGATTTTGATGAATTATTCAAAAAGGTAAATCTCTTTATTGAATCAGTGGAAGCGGAAAAATTTGACAAGAATCCAAACCATCCATTTTATTGCCCGTGTAGACAATTAAGTAAGGAACTAGGATTATGAAATTTGAATTACTCGCACAATTTGAAAAACATACTGGACCATTAGCAACTGGTACGCATAAACTGAGTTTTGAAATTCAACCCGAACATATTGGATTACTTTATTCTCACTTAGGTGAATTAGAAAAAAATCCATATGTGGTTATTCATGTTGAGCAAGCAAATTCACCTCAAGATGCTCAGGTAATTCTTGACAAAGCGTCAAAGGAACAATATATAATAAGAAATAAGAAAATACATGCTTTATTTGATAAAATTGCAGAAATGGAAAAGGTAAAACCTGAAGAAGTAAAACAAGCAATTAAGAATAAGTTAAAAAAGGAAGGTAAAATAAAGTCGAGCCTATCTGAATTATCATTAACATTACAAGCCGAAGTCCTGTCAAGGCTAGAAAGGATTTTAAATGGAAGTGAATCAACCCGATCCTAATGAAATATATACAATAACAGAAGTTCAGAAAAATGGATTTCTGTACTGGATCGATTCATCGCCAACTGTCACCAAATGGGTTGATGCAGATATGAAAGGACAAAACATTTTAAAAGCCGTGAGATACGGCCGTGGCACTGCCACAAGATATTATATTAAAGGAGAAAATATAATCAAATATATCGCATCCTTTGAAGATGGTTCGTTGGCAAGATAATAAATAACTAATAAAAAATAATCAAATATATGCCCAATATCGATAAGTTAGAAACAATTTTTCAAGCAGTCAAAACCACTTTAGCTGATTTTAATCAATCAACTAAGAATTACAAGAAAAGCGTAGCTATCCGAAAAGCTCTTCAATTGTTAAAGCAAGAGAGTCAGGTATTACGCGAAGAAGTAAAGACAGAATTTAAAAAGCCAGCAGCATAAAGTGTTTTTCTTCTCTGCTGTCCTGTCAAGCAGAGAAATAAGGACGCATTCCTATGAAAAAAGAAAAATGTCCAACATGTGGTCAAGAAATAATATCAGATACGAAAAATGAAATTGCTAAACTTGCTCAATTAGTGCATGAATTAATTCGACCAAGTAGAGCTAAGAATGGAATTCCATATGTTAGCCCACAAGCTAAAACTAAAATTGAAAATAGATTAGCAGTGTGGAAATTTGAAGAATTAGAATTAGCAATCAAAAAATTTGCAAGTAATAAATGGAGAATGGAAAACAATGCCAATAAGTCATTGGATTGGTACTTCAGAACAGATGCACAAATCGAAACATTTCTACAATTAGAATCTGATTTGGAAAATTCACTAACAGATGAATACAAAATCGGAGATAAAATTTATACATCGCTTGAAGCGGTGAGAGAGGCAGAAAAAAATGGAGAAATTAAATGGGACGAAAAAATGGGAGCGTTTTCTCAAGCCAGGTAAATATGTGCAAGTTCCAGGAATTGGATTATGGAAAAAAGAAATATTTGAAGAAGCAGTGAGAATTGGAGCATTAATCAAACGGACAGACCCATATTTAGTATATGCAATTCCAACAGAGACAAAGTTAATTGGCAAAGACCCATCAACAGGAAAAAAATATTCAACACCATTAAAAGTAACAGTTGTATCTCAAAAATGGTACGACTTCAAACGGAAACATAATATCTAATGCTCAATATCAAAACATTAAAAAAAATCAAATTACCCAGTAAGTCATATGCAGGAGATGCAGGATGGGATGTGTATTCACAAGAGAGTTATTTACTAGCACCATCCGAAGCACATAAATTTGCACTAGGTTTTTATATAATTGGAGAAGTCAATAAAGTATACATAACACATGGCAGATCGAGTCTAGCAATTAATCATGGGATTGACGTAATTGGAGATGTGATTGATAATGGATATCGTGGAGAAGTATCAGTAGTACTACAGAATAATAGCTTGAATCATTTTAAAATAGCTAAAGGAGATAAAATCGCTCAGATATTGGTGCAATACGTACTTGATGATAATATTTTAATAGCTGATGGAAAGACACATTTGATTCCAACGAAAGTTCGAGGAATTAAAGGATATGGAAGTACAGGCAAGACCTAAGGAGGACTAAATGTTTAACTTTCCTGAAATACGGACGGTTAGGTCGACTGAAGAACAGGCGACAAAGGTGATTGATGAAGTAGTAGAATACAAATTCGACTTCAGCGATGAAGAAGCAGTTGACATTCTACACGCAGCAGAGACACTCATCAGAATCCATTTCAAAGGTAGACCCCAAGATTTGGAAAGAGTCATTCAACAAACAAAGGAGAAAAATCTCAAACGCGGATATTACACATCAACTTGCTTCTAAAAGGTATGCTGCCTACCTCAAAAGGCAGCTACAATTAATAAACAACTATGAAAATCGGATTTATAAAATTGGGTCTCAAAACTTATTTTGAAAAATCAGGAACTGGACAAGGTTCAAACCATGAACTCGTTGATGTATTTAATATTTTTCAGAATAATGGACACGAATGTCACATGCTAAGTAATAGTGACAAATATTCTCAAATGAAAATTGGTAAATATGATTGGATTTTTGTTTTTAATGGATTTGCTCCAACCACTTGGCAAACCAATATGAATATGTTCAAAGGGTCATTGGATTCATTGACATATCTAAAAGAACACAAAAACATTCCATATGCTTATTTTTGGACAGATCCTCGATATGATATTAGTAAAAATCCATTATTTAAAGAAGTGCCACCAACCGTAATACTGTCTCAAGAACCAAATCATTATGCACATTTAGATAAATTGATTTTGTATCATAAAGATGCTCCGTTGATATTTGCTAAAGATAAATTCTTTACAATTATGATGAACGATACTGGCGAAAAAGAACGAAAAAAATCCATACTAAATGTTACAAATTGGCTCCAACATGAAAATTACAAATGTGATGTTTATGGAAATTGGCCTAAAAACAAAGAATTAAATGCCAGAGACATTCCAGAAAATGAGGTATCAGATTATTTATCAAGATATCTATATGCATTCAATGCAGGTAAAAATCCAAATTGGGTATCACAGAAGTACTGGGAAATGGTATTAGCAAATGTGATATGTTTCCATACAAACTATGATATTTCAAATCTAATAATGCACCCAAAAGATTTCAAACGAGTACTTGATGGAATCGATGTTATAGATAAAATTGAACAATTACAATCAAATCCTGAATTGTATGAAGAAATAATAAATGCTCAAAAAAATGAATTAAAATCAGGATATTATACTGGTGAATTTATATATCAAATAATAATGGAGAAAATAAAATGCATATAATAATTGAAGGTGTAGATTGTACAGGCAAAACATCGTTAGTGAATCATCTTAAAGAAAAATATAATATTGAGGTGGTAAAGTTTTCTCAACCTAAAGGAGACCCATATCAAGAATATATTGATTTTGCTTATTACCACAAAACACCTGCAATATTAGACCGTTTTTATCTTGGAGAACTTGCTTATGGACCTGTAAAAAGAGGCAAATCTGGATTGAATAAAGTAAAAATGACAAATATTGAAGTGGCATTGCATATGCATAACACATTTAATATTTATTGCTTTACTAACGAAGAAGAAATCAAGAAAAGATTCAAAACTCGAGGAGAATCATTTTTGACAGAAGATGAAATTGCTCCAATATTACACGAGTACAGCAAAGCGTTAAAGGATAGTTTGTTGGTATGGAATAAATTCAATTATTTAGAAGATGGAGAATATAAACAAATTGATGAAAAAATCGATAAGTGGTTAGAAACATTAAAACAATAATATGAACAACAATTTCAAAAATGTCATTGTTTCAGATAATATAAATGAATTGTACAAAGAAGCAATTCTCAATATTGAAAATGAATTTGATTATTTGTCACATCCAAGAGGCAAGCACATCAAAGAGCGATTAGCCACTCAACACGTATTAACAAATCCAAGAGATTGTTTAGTGACTATTAAAGAGCGCAAGTTAAATTATCAATTTGCCATAATTGAAAAATTTGAATACTTATTTGGAAAACATGACCCAATAAGATTAGTGGCATATAATTCAAATCTAAAAAATTATGAAGGCATATACAATTATTTTGATGGAAACTATGCACAACGATTTAATTATTGGTTAGACCATATATATCAGATTTTAAAAAATGACCCAGATTCAAGGCAAGCAGTAATTAGTATATATGATACTACAGCAAGACATCAATCGTTAGATATTCCATGCACTTTGAATTTGCAGTTTTTTATAAGAAATCAAGAATTGAGTCTAATAACTACAATGAGAAGCAATGATTTATTATGGGGATTTCCATATGATGTGAATGCTTTTTGTTTCTTATTAGAAGTAATGGCATGTTGGCTCGGTGTAGAAATTGGGACCTACATACATCAAGTAGGAAGTATGCATATCTATTTAGAACCTGAGGAAAATCATCGCCAGCTCTTATCCTGCACTTCGAGTATTGATGTAGTTAACCAACACAATCCCACTTGGAATTTGGGTTATGAAGACACAAAGAAATATTTACCGTTATTCTTTGCTGCAGAAAATATGATGAGAACTTCACCCATGACAAATGAATGGAGAATTCTCGAAGACCAATTGCCTCCTGTATTACAAGATTATCTAAAAGCGTTATCACGAAAATGGACCAAAATAAATTAGTAAACATTGAAATTCGAAATGCTTATAATGTCAAAAATGACATTGTAATCTCATATCGAAAAAACAATAAACTTAAAAAGCTCAAAATTCGAGATTTTAAATGGTATTTTGCTGTGAATGGAAAAGAGTTTGCAAATAACCAATCATTTTTTCAAAGTTTATTAGACCAAGATTTGGTAGAAATGTACGAACCAGTATTCAATTCCAAATTTGTTAAGGTATATTGTAATAAACAAGGTGGCAAACGAGATTCTGAAGCTAGAATTGTTTTGGAAATGTTAAAAGAAAAGAATATTAGAACATACGAGGCAGATCTTCCTACTGTAAAAAGATTTATTGCTGATACAGACCTTAAGATATCCGATCAATATGAACCATTATATTTTGACATTGAAACAGATGATACTACTCGAAAAATAGAAATTGGTAAACATAGAATTTTATCAATTGCCGCAGTAGACAAACAAGGTAATGAGTTTTTCTTTGACGATGCAAGTGAAGAAGATATGCTAGTAAAATTCTTTAACTTGATTTCTAATTATGATGTCTTGATTGGTTGGAATAGTTCTGGATTCGATTTACCATACATTAAAGGATATACTGAATATGTTTTAAATGCAGATGGTACTGAAGGTAGAATTTGGCATGATGGTAGAATGCAATTATATGGATTGGATTTTAATTGGGCAAGTTTACCTACTGTAGACATGATGAATGTCGTTAAAAAGATGTATAAAGAAGGTGCATATCTGAAAAGTTATTCATTGGAAAGCGTATCACAATATCTTCTCAAAAAAGGAAAAGTGAAATTTGAAGGAAAAGTGATTGATTTGTATAACAACAATCGAGCAAAATTAAAAGAGTATAACATTAAAGACACCACTTTATTAAAAGAAATTGATGAAAAAATTGGAATGCTTGAATTGTTAGGCAAAGAATGTTCAATTGGAAAAGCACTAATGCTTAATTTCAAAGGACAATATGTTGGTGAAATTCTTGACAGTATGATTTTAGAAGAGTGTCACAAACAAGAAATATTTGCTCCATCCAAAAAAGGACTCAATCGTGAAAGTTATGTAGGTGCGTTAGTGTTAGACCCAGTTGTCGGGTTACATGATAACGTTTACGTATTCGACTACACAAGTCTTTACCCATCAATTATTTTAACAAGTAATATCGGGTTCGATACAGTAACAACGCTTGACAACAAAGATGCTATAACAAATCCAGGTAGTGGAATTAAATTTTCTAAAAAGAAAAAGTCTGTTATTGCTAGTGTTGTAGAGAGATTAGTGAAAGAACGACAAATATATAAAAAACAACGATTAGAGTTTGTCGAAAAAGGATTAATGGATACGCCTGAATATAAAACTGCTAGAGCAAACGAGGTAATTGTGAAAGAACTCTCAAACTCGATTTATGGAATAATGGGAGACCAAAATCAACGTTATTACTCGTTAGCAATTGCTGAATCAATCACAAAAACTGGACATTGGATGCTTAAAACCGCTACAGATTTCTTCAATAAACAAAATGGATGTAAAGTAATATATGGAGACACTGACTCGGTGTTTGTTAAAGCAGACCATGAATTAAACACGGAAGAACTCTTAAAAGAATATCACTCAGAAATTAAAAAAACACTCAAGGATGATTTCAATATAGACAATTCATATATCAATCTTAAATATGAAAAGAAGTTTGAATCATTTATTCTGATTGAAAAGAAATATTATGCTGGACTAATAACAGAAATTGAAGGAAAAAAGGTGAATAAATTTGCAGCTACAGGAATTGATTTAGTGAAAAAGACGACTATTCCAATTGGATATGAATCTCAAAAAACAATTATTGATATGATTTTTGAAAAGCAACCAATTGAAAAAATTGAAAACTATATTAAACAACAAAAAGAAAAAATAATGACAGATGAATTTAGTTTTAAGGATATTAAGATTACAAGAAGTGTGAGTAGAGATTTATCTGAATATAAAGAAAAAGCCTTAAATCAACCTCATATTAAAATCGCCAAACGGATAATCGAAGAAAAAGGATATTTAGATTCGAAAGAAATATCATACGTTGTGTTAAATGAAAAACTCCCAACATCAGATGATTCTCGAATATGTGAAGAAAAAGACTATGTTGGAAAATTTGATAGAATTTTCTATTGGAATGAAAAGGTATATAATTTAATGGACCGTATTCTAAACATCGCTCTACCTAATTTTGATTGGAATAAATTCTATGAAAAAGCACCCAAAAAAGAAAAGGTCGATCCTAATCAACTAAAATTATTTTAATTGTATGAATGAACAAATGATAAGGGAAAAATTTCATAATTACTATATGGAGTTTGACCCAACACCAGATTCTATAACCGACTTCTTCCTCTCCATTCTAAAAGAAGCACTAAGTAAACAAGCGGAGGAGATAAGAAGTGAAATGAGAGAAGTTATGGAAAGACACGAATAATTAAATAACCTTATATGAACTGGAAAGAAAAATTAGAGCAATGTTTTGGTGGTATTCCTTATCCATTTCCACCCGAAGGAACACCTATTAAATTAAATGGAACGATTAATGATATGGAAAAATTTATTGAAACCGAAGTTCTTCATATGAATAACTGCTGTGAAAAATGTTTTACGCCTTATATAGGTTTGCACGAAACAAAATGCTTGGATAAAAACTGTCCCTGCCATAAAGACACAGAGTTGGAGAGCGAAAAAGAGGAATGGGGAGCGTGGAAATTTGTCAGCGAAATGCTTGACAGCCCAGTTGACGGAATTTACCGAACTTCTAAGTGCTATAAGCAAATTTATGACTTTGTATGTGAGCAAAAAGCTAAAGCCAAAGAAGAAGAACGTGAACGGATTAAGAAAATTCTTGATGAAACTTCAGCAAGATATTCAAAAAGTCTTGAATTAACCGAAATGATGAGGGTAGAAGAATATAATTTAGAAGTGCAAAGTTTAATAAAATAATTTAAACCCCTTATGAATGACAAACAGTTAGTGATTATTTCAAATACTATTTGGTTTGGATTTTGGTTTATCTTAGTTTTCTTTAAAGGATTATCCCCTTGGTGGTTTATGTTTCCAGCATGTTTTCACTGGACAATTAGTGATTATAACCCTAAAAAAGATAAAATAATTTAAACCCCTTATTGGGGAGAGGAGATTTATGCCAGTAGACATTGAACACACAGTAACATTTGATTTTACGACTAACGAGTTTGTAATTGAACAACCAGAAAAGGACAACATTAGAGTTCCGCTATGGATAATTTACTCTATCCACGACAAAGCAAAGTATATTTTTAAAGGATTAGAAAATTAACCCCCAGGGAATATATGAAAAGACCATTGCCAGAATTAGAAGAAACAGTCCGCTGGTTTTTGCCTGTAATTGGATTATTGTTGACATTTACAAGCCCGTGGAAATTAGAGGGAATAGCTTTAATTTTATCAACAATAAGTTTCAATTTAACTACTTTACTAGACAGATATTTAAAAAACTAACCTCTCTCAGCTTAGGCTGGGGAGTTGGGGTTGGTCGGCTATGGGGTAATAAACGAAATGGTTTTGGGGGTTCGAATCCCTCCGTTGAATACCCGAACGTAGCCGCCCATCTTTAACTCTTAATTAACTTAAATTTATGGATAAAGAACTACAAATCTTAGAAGAGTTAGCTTTAGAAATAGAACAAATACAAAGTGACTACCAGGATATAACAGAATTTTCTAGTGGAGCTAATTATGTTTTAAAACAACTCAAAAATAGTATTAAACGAAAAGCTTTAAGGACTAGCTCTTAAACAAAGGCTGGCGTAAAAGTGGCATTTCCGACTGTTAGAAGGAACATGAGCCTCGGCTCCGTGCTAACAGTGTGCGTGCTGTGCCGAACAGTAAACACTTTGCAGGTTTCCGTGTCCTCGGAGTAATATGCGGAACGCATCCCCACGCCAGCCCCTGTTTGAGAATTAACTTAAATTTATGACATACTCATTTATACCTTATACCCAGCCAACATTAGAGCTAACAGAAGAAGAACTAAACGAGCGCATTCTTCAAGGTAATCGTTATGCCTGCAAACTAGACCATTCTAAAATAAGCACTACAACAGGGTATTGCTTTTATTGTGGGCAATTAACTAATTCCAATGATACAGAAACTAAAAGGTAAAATAACCGCCCTTATAGTTGAAAAGATAATCCGTTCAGTAGTCGGTAGAATCTACGAGCAAGTCCCTAAGAATGTAACGGCTATAAACGGACAGAATTTAAGGGAGTGGATAAAGGAGACATTTTTTAAATGAAAAATATATATAAATCACTTGAAGCCATAGAAAGAATTGTCGGGAGTGACTTAGGTATGGAAGCAGAATGGTGGCTAAATGACCCAAAGAAAAACCATAGAGATAAGTTAAAAGTGAATATGGCAAAGGCTTTAGGTAAAATCTACATGATAGTTCACTCTGAAAACTCAAGAGGTTGCAGACATACAGATTGGGAAGAAATTAAATATCAAATACTTAAAATAACAGATAATGATTAAACGCCTCACAATTTTCATCTCCTACCTCTTCCACATAATAGCTAAGTTTTTTTTGGATTAACTGGAAATAAAAAATAAAATGGAAATAATTCTAAAAGGACGCATCCCATCTAAAAAGAATAGTAAATATTTAATTTATAGAGGTGGAAGACCTTATTTTGTTCCTAGTCCTGCATATAAACAATGGCATGAGGAACAATCATGGATGTTAAAAAAGTACACTCAGAAACATCCAATATCTAAATGTGATATAACTATCATTATGTACGCTCCTGACAATAGGAAGTCAGATTTGAGCAACAAGGTAGAATCAATTATGGATTTATTAGTGGATATGAAAATAATTGAAGATGATAACTGGTTTGTTGTTCCTAATTTGGTTTTAAAATTTGCTGGAGTGGACAAAGAAAATCCCAGAGCAATAATAAAGATTGAAGCCCCTTCCGTTTAGGTTGGGGCTTTTAGGTTAGTGGCGGGTTTCGCCGGGTAGGTCTTCGCTTCGGGCGTAGAGTGAGTCGTGATGGAGTTCTTCCATCCGCATCAGAACCCTTGCGGATTCTGCGAAAGTCCTCAGGCCGAACAAACGATGGTATGCCCGATGATGCTCAACAGACAGCATGAAGATATTATCGGGAGCATAAGTGCCACCCAACGAACGAGCCTTATCGTGGTGTCTGGTCAGCTTGTTCCAGGTTTTCGGTTTGCGTACACTCTTCCGAGCGTAACGCTTGTAGGACTTTTGCTTGGACATATACACCTCACTGTTGAGCGTATTGCGTGGGCATGGCCTTCAGCTTGTTTGCGGCCTTCTGGAGTTTCTTCCAGCAGTTCTCGTGGAAAATGAATCCGTGGAAAGCTACCTTTCCTGGTTCTTGTGGGGCTACCACAATAGAGCATTTTCCACATACATCCTTCTTTTCTTGTTTCACTTCTTCTCCTTCAGTTCGGGCAGATTGTTCACCTTGATTCGAAAACATGGATAGCAGGTCTTAATCGCAAGATTAGGACTCACTTGGATTTCAAGCACAACAAACGGTTGAACTTTTCCACACTCTCTGCAAAACTCAGACACTACTTTGAGTATCTTCATAATGCCTCCTGGGTTTTATTAAGGTTAGCCAAAAGTTTTAACTCGCTTAATGTGACGATTTGACCAAGTTTCAATTAGCTAACCATAATAAAACCCTAGCCGAAGCTAGAGTTTTTTTCTGAATCCTAATAAATTGATATTTTCTTTAGATGCTTTTCGATATATTGCAATTAATACTCCGATTAAATTAACAAATAACGAAAGTACTTGTACCACTTCTGTTTCTAACAATTTAATTTTAAATATTTGACCTGCTGTAAATACTATCATGCCAGCTAATGCGGCAATTAACGAGGCATATGTTATTGAATACTCCATATTATTTATATCCTGTTGTCCGATACGCATATGGTTCAACATATTTGTATGGATATTTATTTGCTATTGCCGTTCCTACAAGGAAGACAAACCATATTATTGATAAAATTGATAAAATTAAAATCATCATTAATACTCTATACATTAAATCTACTTAGTGATAAATGTCAGCCCTGCCGTCAAATCTCCACCAAGGTTTAAATTAACCTCAGCTCTTGAAATGGTACCCCAACTCTTTCCGTCTAAGCCTAAAGTTTTAGCTACAAACGGGTACAGTTCGGGGGCTGTCGCTATTTGGTAGTATTTGCCGTCAAGGTTTTTAACTACCAATGTTGCCTCGCCTTCTACTTGCAGTATTTCCATTATTAATTCCTTTCGGGGAATTAGCGTCCATGGATTGAACGTAAAACCCGTATTAAAATAATCTTCATTGATATGATGGAAATATTGTCGACCAATATTCCACGATGGTTGTGCTAATATACATCGCTTTCCATCATGTAAATGATAACCATTTTCGGGAACATATAAAGCATGACCCCATTCGGCTAATTTAGGAATAGATGGATTTTCTGGATTTTGAAAAAAACTACTGTCTCCACTTATTCCAAATACTGTCCCTTTATAATCACGTGCGCATTTTGCTACACTTTCAATATCATTTGGCAATCCCCATGAATCTAATTCACGGTCATCTCCAGCTAAAATACTACTAATTCCGCTTTTATCTCGCATATTTACCGGATTTGGATTTAACGGATCTGGAACTTCATCTTGTATTTCTTGACCAATCTGTGTAATTGTTATCCCACCATCTCTTATATATGCTCCATATGGTTGTGCTATTCTTGAAAACAACGCTCTTCTAGAAAAATTATGGTTTGGTCGAATATATTCATGATAATAACTCCATGCATATGAAACACACGCGTCGCTCATCTGTTGGTCTCTAATAGGAATTATAGGAGTTTCTTTTATGTTGAACCAATCTACAGGTAAAGAAACAGCTAATAATGGAGTGGCATTATAGTCTCTATTATCAATTTTATCATGTAATGCACCTGTAGAAAAAAATTGCATATTATTGGTTTAAATGTTTATCTAATTTAATCTCAATAGTATCTAATTGTTTGCTAAAAACGTTGTAAGTTTGTTGTTCCTCAGATAACCTATCAGTTAGTCCATCAACTCTAAAAATTAAATATCCGGACATTGATAAAGCAATCAAGATAAAAACAGATATTAAAATATAAGTCCAATATTTCGTGGTGCTTAAATCTTCTATCAAACTTGTTATCTGTTCAGCACCTCCACCTTTGCCGTCATTGTTTGGACCAAATATCTTAGTCTCTAAGCGGTGTAAACGTTCGCTGTGTCGCATATCTAAAGCCTGTAACTCGGAACGAGGTGGAAAAGCTTCACGTAAATTCTCTAATTTATCATCTACCTTTTTTACTTGGTCTTTGATATCACTTATATCGCCTGATAGTTTTTTTATCTGTTCAGCTAACACGTCGTTTGAAATCTTTGGCATTCTCATACTTATTTAATAATGTTTGTAAAGCTAATGCTAATTTATCTTCTTCATTAGTGGTGTGAGGTCCTGTAAAATCAGAATTCCAGGATTTTCTTATTTGCCACTCTTTAAGTAATTTTTTAATTTCTGATATTCTCATTTGTTTACTCCAGGTTTCATTCTACGTTTTAATTCTCTTGCTACAGCTTCCAAACCTTTTACCCAAGATTCATGTTTTACCGTAGAAGTTCCTGTATTTCCAATATTTCCCGGATTTTTGGTTTTAACAGCTGTACCTGTTGTTCCAAATCCTGATTCTTTTCTTAATCTGGCAACTAACACTCTTATATTGATACCATATTTTTCGGCAGCATTCCATACATCTTGTCCGGTTATTTCAGCATTTGGAACAACTCGGTTTATTTCTTTTTGAATTTGCTCTGGAGATGTAAATTCAGGTAATTCATTATATATTTTTCGTACTTCAGGTATATCCGTTTTTAATGCAGCATATCCTTCAAAGTCATATCCACCTACGGTTGTTAATGGCTCAAATTTTAAATTTTGTCTACTTGGAGTAACAAATTCCGCATTTTTTTCAAATGGATATTTGATTGAAATTGTATGGTCTAAATTATTTTCTTTTTTAGAAGTAGGACTATTAAATGTTTTTGTATTTCCTTTGCTATTTAATACAGGAATTGTTGCTGCTCCTGCTAATCCTAAACCAGTTCCAATCACTGCTCCTGGAGTGGTAGCACCCCTGTTACTTTTCATAGATTTCAGTTTATCCAGAAATTCTTTTATACCATTACCACTAATAAATTTATCTTGACCAACTTCAATATCATAATAAATGTTTTCTGGTTTATATTTTTTTGATAATTCTTTAAGTGCGTTTATCTGTTTATTTGTTATATCACTAGAATTACCTGCAAAACTAACATTCAATTCTTTGCTACTTGCGTCTCTAAATCGAAAAAATCCTTGTTTTTTAAATAAATTGTTAGCTGTTATCTCATCACTTAATGTATTTTTAATTTTAAATCCCGTTTTTCTCAAGATGTCAAGTTCTATATGATCGTGAAATCCTGATTCATTAAAACTAAGAAATTTTCCATCTTTAAGTAACCACCCCGCATCTCCTTTTTTAGGATTAAATTTTTCTATAATTGCAGCATCTGCAAATTTATTAGGTTGTTTAACATATTTTACTATAGCATCTTCAACCGTTTTTGCTGGATTTTTTATTTGATTATATGCATATTTTTCAAATATTTGATAACTTTTTATTGCACTATCATTACGCGATATCTGCATACGATCAAATAATTTTTTCAATATTTCATTATCTGATACTTTAGGATATCGTCTATACGCATCTCGAATATATGAATCTAAATATGTATCTCCTGTATATGTTTTTTTGGAAACATCTTTTATGGTCATTCCAACTGGCATTGATCCGACCTTCTCAATGCCTGATTTTAAATTTGATAGTCCCTCCGGATTTGGTTTTGCTCCACCAAACAATCTAATTTGACCAGGTGTTTTTTCAACATCATTCATTAATTGAAAAGCATTCCTGAGAGCTACTTCTGGGTCTTTCAAATACTTCATCACTTTACCTAATGCAATTGTTCCTCCACCTCTTAATGCTTGTGCTGGATTTTGAGACAATATAGATAAGACCGTTTCAAGTGTTCCATATCCTTCTACCCATCCACCTAGTTTTGTTCCACTTTGATTTGCTGCTCTCTTTACCTGATTTGCTAAATCTTTATCAATTGACATTAAGTCTGAATATGCATTACGTAATTTCTGATATTGTTGACCTGTAGCTCCACCAATCTTAGCATCCATTATCTCTCTGATTGATTGAGATGCTTTAGCGGACATTTCAGCGGCTGCTTTATCAGATACAGGATTGACATCAATGTTTACCTTCTGAACAAAGTCTTGCATTCGTTTCAAATCTGTATTTTTGAATTTTCCTTTAGTGGCAAAATTATCATATAAATCTTTTATCAATGAATTTGCTTTGTTTTTAAATGGTGTAGTAGAATCTTTAGATGCTTCTCTTAAATTCTTAATTACAGAATCAAAATCAGATGTAGTGAATGTTGCACCTTTATCACCAGCTTTTGTGGCTAACTCTGTATATGCATCGTAAATTTTCTGTTTAGATTGGAGATATGCTTGAGCAGTTTCTCCAAAAGTGGCTTTTGTTGGGTCAAAAGGTTTGGCAACACCAGCACTATCTGTCACTTTTATTTCAGGAGCAAGTTTGTTTATCACTTGTAATGCCCGTGTTGATTGTTTTGTTTTATTCAAAACATTTGACACTCCAGATCCTTTTGCACCTAAAGCTTTTTGCACATTGCTAATCAAATCACCTTTAACTGTTTTCCAAGCATCGCCTGCTAATTCACCTGCTCCACTTAATAATCCAAATGTTAAAGCATCTGATTTTGCTTGACCAACATCTCCACCTGACTTAGTATATCCATATGCACCTCCAAAGATAGCTTCAGGTAAAGCATTCAATACTTTTTGTCCAATATATGCACCTGCTTTTCCAATTGTCTGTAATGCTGCTGGTGCTTTTGCTAATAATCCTTCTGCTTTTGGTACTAACTCAGTAGCAGATGTAATTCCTTTTGCTTTTCCAAGTCCTTTTGTTGGAAGTGCTAATTCGGCAATGCTTTCTAATCCTGCTCCTATTTGTTGCCATCCACCTTTTGGTTTTAGTGCTTCACCAAACTGTTCAGTCATTGTTGGTGTAGTTGTTTGTGGCGAAATAGGTTTTAATCCAGGTAATGATTGTGCAGTTTTTAAAAATGGAGAAGAAACTGCCTGTAATCCTTTTTGTGCAATACTTCCTAATCCTGTAACAGTCTGACCAATACCTTTTCCGATACCAATGATTTCCTGTCCAACTCCACCTTCCACTAAATTACGACCAATTCTACTCCATGCACCAGGAACTTCTGCAGTAGGTGTAGGAGTAGTGTCTAATTTATATTTATCTAAATTGCTTTCTAACTTATATTTGTTTAAGTCAATTGGCATATTATAATCCTAAAGATTGTTTAATTTCATCATCACTATAACCATCTGATTTCATTTTATTATAGTCATATCCTTTAGCTTTCACTTGTGCAGGTAAATTTGATTGTGTCGATCCGCTTCTATTTGGATTTTGAGGTGATTGTTGTAATGGGTCGATTGTCTGGTATAATTTAGCATTCTGATCTGCTAATGCTCCATGAATATTCATTGCTTCAGCTTTCAATCTTTCAACCACTGCTTTTTGAGCTTCTACAGAAGTACCAAATTTAATCAATTCATTTGCAACATCTTTATCTGCTACAGTTGTACCTGATGCGTTACGAATAGATATAAGGTTAGCAAATTCTTGACTAATAGTTCCATTAGATATCATCGCTTGATTTACAGCTGGATTTCCTAATGCTAAATAAAATGGATTTAATAATCTATTTACAATTGTGGCATTCTTGTTTACATTATTTGTGATTTCACCTTTAATCGCCAAATCAAAATTTCGATTAATCGTATCCGCAAGTATCTCATTTTTGTTTAATACTTTATTATTATCCGTCACTAACTTCTTATTTTCTTTTAGAATGTTAATGTCAGGTAAAGATGAACCTGTAGCTTTGAAAAATAAATCATTTGCTCTTGCTACTATATCAGAATATGTAGATGATGCAGCTGTTCCTCTTCCCATTCCTAATTGATATGATGTAGGTATTGCGGCATTTTTCAAATAATAACTCAAATACATGTTTGCTTTCGAGTCAATATTATTAGATGGATTGAAATCGGTTTGTGCAAGTAATCCGTATTGCTTATATAATTCTGTATCTTTGACATCACCTAATGCTCTATCATATCCAGGACTTTCAAAATTTGCAAGTGCTTTAGTAAGATTTGCTGCTCCGATTTGATACATTGGCGTATTTTTCGTAACACCTTTGATACCAAGTTTGTCTCTTAAATATTGAGCAACATTATCACCATTATATCCGGTTGCTTTTGTTGAATTTGGGTCTCCAGTAATCCAAGTTTTCACCAATTGGTCAATAGTTGAATCAGCGGTAATTCTTTTGCCAAGTGGACCAACTCCATCCATATATCGTTGAATAAGATTTTGTCCAGCTTGTAAACCTTCTTCCATTGTTGAATATTGAGAAAATTTTCCACCAGGTTTTATACCCAATGGATTGTTTAAAGCAGCAGCGCTACCTGGGGCAAACATTCCGCTTCCACTCATTCCATTACCTATATTTCCTCCACCTGCCACTAATCCTTCTACATCTAATCCCATTGACTTGAGTTTGGAGATTTGTTCTGGTGTATACAAAGATTTAAATGTTTGTGCTGCTGTATCAGGATTTGCTTTAATTAAATCGATAATTGTTTGTTGAGCTTTTTCAAATTGTGTCTGAGCATTTGTAACATCTTTTTCGTATGCACTTGTAAGATAATCAATTGACTTATCAAGTGATTGTGTTCTACCTTGTATTTGGTCATTCACTAATCGAATCTGAAACTCGATATTTCTTTTATCTCCACTTGCGATTGCTTTTTGGATATTTTCAGGTAATGAAGCGGTTTCTTCTGGATTTAACGGACGATCATATAAAGCGGTCACTAATTTAGCTCTGGCATCTGCTAATTTATTGTTCTCCGTGAGCTTGTTTTTCATTATGTCAATATATCCTGCAAACGTAGACATTCCAGGCATCTGAGGTTGACTTGGTGCTTGTGGCGATGGTTGAGGTTGTGTTTCTTGTTGTGGTTGTATATCAACAAGTGGTGCTTCAGGAGTTGGAGCAGGTTGGGACATTGTTCCTTGCAAAGAAGACGGATCTGGATTTGGATTCACTTCAGGAGTGATGGATGGAGTACCTGCAAAAACTTCAGGTTTTTTGACATTTAAAATTGAATCAGGAGTCGTTATGGGCATATTGTTATTTTTGTGTTACATTATACATTTCCGTGGCTCGACTTCGCACGGCTGCAGCTTTATCTAAAGCTTCAGATCCTTTAATATTACCAAGTGGTTTATAAGTTTCTGTTCCAATTTGTGGTATTCCAATCTTTTGTGTCAATGCTTCAGTTCCATATCTTGTTTCAAACGGTTGCAATGTTGAGCGCATACTCTGCTTTAATTGTTGTCTCGAACTTTCAATCACATCTCCTTGTTCAGTGGCGAGTTTTTGCTTTGCTTGCTGTCTAAATCCACTGAATGCTCTTCCTGCTGCGGCTTCTTGTTCAGATAAAACTTTATTTTGATTGATAATCTCTCTTTGTCTCTGTGCTTCTTCTCTTGTATATTGACCAGTGAGTTCTTGTAATGTTGTTTGTGTATTTGCCACTGCTGTCTGTAATGCTTCGCCGTATCGCTGCGAAATCTCTGGATCGTTTGCTGCTGTTTGCATCGCTTTATTAAAAGTCTCAGCATTTATATCCACTACTGCTAATCCGCTTTCTAAATTCTTTTGCTGTACATCTCCAAATGCTGCTAATCCCACTTTTAAATCCTGTGGCATTTGTATAATTTGTTCAGGTGTAAAATATTTGGACAGACTTGCATCTACAGTTGCTTGTTCTTGCTGTTGTTTTGCTTGTTGGAATGTTCCAGGTTTTACAAAAGACCAATCAATCTGTTCTCCAGGTAGATTGCTCTGTCCTGTTCGCATCTTGAACTCTTCTAATGATACTGGTTTTCCAGTTTCATCTACCAGTGTCTTGTTCTTCGAATCAGCAGGATTTTGTTTATAAAAAGTTGGTATCTGAATTGACATATTTATTTGATTAATTAAATTTGAGTCCAATTAGTTGTTCCTGTACAATAGAATGGATGACCTCCAGGGCCACCTATAAGAAAATCACCTAAACTTCCAGATAATACCCCATTTGGTGTATTTGTTCCGTCTCCTGTCCAAAGTGTTACTCCACCTGAACCAGCTTGAAAGTTTCCAATTTTTCTAAAATAACTATTATAAATTTTGGCATTTGCTATTCGTAATGGAGAATTTGTATTCGAAGAATTTTGCATCTCAATATCAACAATATTTCCTGTACCTGTTCCACCATCTGAGAAAAATGCCGCATATCCATTTGCATCATTTATTGCTCGAAGTGCAGCGGTTGCCGTTGTACTTGATGCTAATACCGTTCCACCTGAATAATCACCATTTAATATACTAAGAACAATTTGACCATTTGGTCCATATATAATAATTCCTGCAACATCTCCTGGAAATTGTGAACCAATATCAATTTTTCCACCATCTTTAGAAAATACAACAATATTTTGAAAATACTGTTGCGCTACTTTAAGAGAACCCGGATTTGTAGGTTTATTTGCTGGTTGATAAACTATACCTGGATTTGATTCAGGACTCTGCGTTGGTGGTGTATAGTTTTTTATACCTGTTTTGTTGTAATCAGATGTCATTGATTTATTACTCCTAAGTCAGTCACTTTTGGAAAGTGATAACCTTCTAATATTGGTCTAGACCCTAATGCTTCACCTTGCCATCTAAATGTGAAGAAATGTCCTTTGTAATTCACATCACTACACACATTCACTCGTTTCGTTAGTGAGGTATTTCCTTGTTTATACGACCCGTCTTCTTCTTTCATTAAAAAGACAGAATCACCTCCATTTTTATTATATACCACAATCTTATCAGATATATTCTTTGTGTGTGCTCTATTACCAAATTCTAATTCTTGACTTTCTAAACTATAAGGTATGGCTTTTCCATCATCTGTAGTACCAGACACATTCAAGTTTGCTAAATATCCATCATATTGTGTGGCTAATATATCCGCTGGTGGAACACCAAATTGTGTGGTTTGTGCAATTCTGATACCATATGTAAATACGCTCCAGTTCTGATCGCGAGGTGAAAACTTTAATACAACATTTCTGTAACTTCTTGTGTCTTCAGGACCAAGTGTAAGTGTTACATCACCAATTGAAAAATAAACATTGTACTCATCATTCCACGAATATACTTGTAACGGATCTGCTATTTCATCAATAAAATCTTGTACGCCAATTCTTGAAATGTTTTGTGGGAATGTTCCATCTGTTTGATAAATTCCATTTCCAGAATAAAAGTACACCATTCCTAAACAACTCGTCACTGCTTCTTGTGATACTGCTCCAACATTAAAAATGTTCTCAGAATCAACTGTTTTTGAAATAGTGTTTAATCTATACATCGCATTATTTTTAAACACTAATGTCAATGTAGATGTTTTTGCAAAAGCTGTAATGATTCCACCATCATCAGGATTTATATCAATCCAATCTCCTGTAGTAGCATCTGTATTCCATGTTATAAAAGGAGAAGCAACTGGGTCAACAATAGAAGAAAAATATATTCTGCTAGGAAAACCACCTGAATTAGTTGGTCCTTTGTTTACTCCACTCACTAATATTCTGTTATTTGAAATAATAATTAAAGATGGTACTAATGGAAATACTTCACTCCACCATGTTGGGTTTGAACTTGGTGATTTGTTTAAATTATTATTTTGTAATGATTGATAAAAACTCGATCCGCTCCAAACAAATGCTGCTGTCGTATAATTTGCTGTAGAACTCCATGGAGTCGAAGATGAAATATCATATGGAAAAATACAATTTGTTGTAATCCATGTTTTTCCAAAATCAACAGATGATTTCATTGAATTGACTCCATTGACAACAAATACAGAACCATTTAAATTCGCAAAACGCATCTTTGCAGTTGGACTGCTAGTATAATATGAGTTGCTAACAAAATAATTTGAGCGCAACCATCCACTATTGTAATAATAAATTGACCCATATAACAACGAACCATCATTTATTTCAAATCCAACTACATTTTTCTTGTCTGTTTTATTTAAAAAACTATAATTACCAAGTGGAGCAAGATTATAAGCGGTAGATGTATCAACTATTCTTTCAGCAAAATACAATGAACCTGCATCATCACTCCAAGTTCCACCTGAATCAGATGATGTTTGTGCTACTCCACCTGCATAAGTTGCTGCATTATTATATGCCCAACGTATATAAGTTTCTGTACCATCACCACCTGGATATGTAATAACAATAGCATAAACCGTTCCTGCTGTAAGAGTGGTCAATCCTGGAGGTTGAGGTAATGACATTGTAAAACCATCTCGGATATTACCGGCTGGAAAAGTCCAAGTGGCCGATCCTAAAACTGTACCTGTTGGTTTACCAGCGGATGTAGTTTGTAAACTAACCGTTACATTACCAACTGCTTCTCCAGTTAAGCGTAATTGTATATTTATAGATGTGAGACGTTCTTGTCCAGTACTTGGTGTAAATGTTTGTGCTTTAAATACTGCACCATATATCTTTGCATCAGTATTTGAACTAATCCGATTTGCTTGCCCATCAGTTGAAAGTACAGCAATCTGTTGATTATGAATATTTCCTTTTCTAACAATGGCAGCTCCAATTACATCAGAAAAATCTACATTTACAGCATTTGATACGGAATTTGCTGGTGTTAAGGCATTGTTAACCGCTGATTTGGAAATTCTACCTCCAGAAAAATCTCTTACGGTAATTGGATTTTGTAATTCACTCATATAAATCTTTGATAACGTCTGTTAGTGGGATCGTATTCTTCTGAGTACCAACCTTTGTCCCATAACTGTTTTAATTGTTCAAAATATGCTTGATACTGATACTTGACTCTATCCATTGAAAAATTCTTTATTGCCCATTCTCGAATTGCTTTTCTGTCTAACTTATCTACATTTTTAGCAGCCCACATCATTTCACCCATTGTACGGGTTCGATATCCATTAAATCCATCTATAACATTTTCAGCAAAACATCCCCAATCTGTCGTAATAACAGGTGTTCCACATAACATTGCTTCAATACTCACTCCTTCAAATGGACCAATATATTGTGTTGGAACAAAAACCGCTTTTGCTCTGCTCATTAATCTTCCACGTTCTTCTTTTCCAACCGTTCCTAAGTATTCTAAATGGTCTCCTGATATTTCAAATTCTCTACTTGTCAGGACATTTCCTTCATGTTTGATTATTCCTTGACCAGCAAGTTTAAGTTTGCCACCTATTTTTCCAACCACTTCTGCTGCGATATGAACACCTTTTCTGCTAACCATTCTTCCAATATATAAATAGTAATCGTCTTGTTCTTCGCTGTATGGAAAATCTTTTTCATCAAAATAATTTGGAATCACAGAATCATAATACTGGCCATTTTCTATTTTCTGTAATCCATAAACATTGTGCATCCAAGCATAACTCTCAAAAATCTTGAATGAACTAAAAACTCCTTGATACCCAATTCCAAATTCTACTATCTGAAATTCTTTTAATTGGTCAGCAATTGGTTTTTGACAACTTCCACCAATTAAACAAATAATATCAGTTTGCTGCGCTCGTTTTCTTATTTCTGTAGCAGCATTATTATTCATTGTCTGCCAGTACGGTAGGGTTTCATTCCATTCGATTGGATAAAAATCTTTTGTAATATCTGTAGCACCAAAATATTTAATCTGATCTTCTTTAGATATACAACTCACAAATTCATCAACAGGAGCATCTGTCTTTTCTCCACCTGCATATAAAAATACTTCATGACCTAGAGACTTCATCATTTTACAAAACTTCAATGTCTTCTGTGTATAAGCGCAGGACATGTATTGTTCTGTCACTTCAGTATGAGGTAAATTTACTACATGTAGTCTAAAATGTTCCATAATAGCATTTGCCGTAGCATTCATTCTCACCCATTAATGTTTCTACTGTTCCTTTTCCACCTAACCATTTGTTTAAATTTTCTTCTGTGAGTTGATGTGGATGACCTTCATTCACTTCTGCATCAATCCATTCAAATATTCGCACTTTACCTGTTAACTTTGCTTTTCTAATGATTTCTTCAGGATTCTTTGTATGCTGTAAGCAATTGTATATCCATACTTCGTTTGCTGTTACCAGGATTGACTCAGGGACATCTTCTGCTGCCATCTTGATATACTCTATATTAGCAATCCAATATCTTTCTTTAACCCAATTTGGATAGTCACAAGGGTCAACAACTATGCCTTTTCCATTTTCTAATTTTAGGAGTAAAGAGTTAGGTCCACCTCCTATGTCCACTACTGTTTTTCCTTGTAAATCGATAATAAACGGAATACCATCTCGTTTGGAAAATTCAATTCCCATTCTCTTGGCATAAGTAAGCTGTTTGAGTTCTTCACCAAGTGTGTTAGTACAAGTACCCCACCAGTTCTTTTCAAATTTTTGTGCTTGTTCCCACATTATGATAATCCATTAATTGTTTTGACGCTTGCAATCGCTAATCCATTCACCGTTTTCACCGAAGCCTTAGCTAAACCGTTTATGGTTTTGATTGAGGTAGTAGAAAAAGGATACTGGAGTCCATTGCCTGAGTTGTAAAGGGAAGATATTTCTGTAGTGGTTAAAGCACGAGACCAAATACCAATTTCATCTATGGCACCTGCCACTGCGGTGTTATTGTTAGTGCGACAACCTAATCCAAAATCACTATATACAGGAATAGTAGTGGTAGAATCGGTTACAGCTGTGGCATCCAATGCACCATTTAGATATACTTTAATTGTATCGGCAACTGTATCTCTAACAAAAGCAACATGATACCAGGTATTGTCGCTCAAATCAGTTCCCCCTACTATGTTTGGATTATTAGTTCCGTCATATAATGCAAATCGAAGTTTTCGTTGTCCACCAATAGACCCATAAAACCAATAATTGTTTTGTGCTGATGCATGACTATAAACGAAAGCATTTTCAATACCATTAGTATCAGTGCTATTAACCCAACCAGCACAGGTAAATGAACCAGACAAGCCTGTTGTTATAGTTGTTTGTATCTTATCCGTTTGTGCATTGAATCCTGCTCCCTGTTCTATCTTTCCATTTGCTGTAGAATAAGTAATTGATGTGTCTGTTCCGTTAGCAGAACCAACCGCATCATTTGAGTTGCCTTCAAATTTATAATAATGGTCTATTGAAGTAGTTAAATCATCCGTAAATGGATATTGATTACCACGTCCAGCATTGTAAATTTTGCTTACGTCATCTGACGATAAACGCCTATTCCACATACCAACTTCATCAACAACAGCAGAGGCAAACAAAAATCCATTTACAGTGGCACCTATGCAAAAACCATCTGAAGTAGTGCTACCTGTTTGAGTTGAACCAACTGTTCCAATAGAACTCCCATTTATATAACCTTCTATCGTACTACCGTCAAAAGCCATTGCAAAATGATACCAATTTGTAGTACCTAAAGTTACAGTGCTATTAACTGTATTGATATTGACGCCAGAAATATCTCTACCAATTCTAATCTGCCTTGTTCCGCCGTTGTAGTTATATTCAACATAATTTGCTATACCACTTGCACCGTATCGGTGTTCAAAGAACCTGGGGTTTCCTGAACTTATTTCAGTATTCATCTTGACCCAACCAGTTAAGGTTATTGCACCAGTTGTAATCCCATAACTGTCCGTGGTATATAAAAGTCGTTTGTCGGCATTAGAAGCTCCAAAGTCAGCACCATTATTAATCTTAGCGGTGGCGTAACTAACGGTATTAGTATTGGTAAGTGTCCTACTTCCAACACTATCACTGGCGTTGCCACTGCTTTCATCAAGTTTATAGTATGCTACTAGGTTGTCTGATAAGGCCATTTTATGTATGTGTTACCCAGGAAGGGCTTGGATTAAAGAATAAATTATCGCCTGTACCTGACGTTCCCATACCAACGACTCTCTGTAAGGCATCGGCAGTAGTTGGGGCGGTCAAGGTCACATCACCCGCTGTTTCAGAAAGGAAGACCATTTCATTTATTGTTAGTGTCGGGAATACTGCATCAGCTCTAACCATTCCGAATAAAAGCATTTTTGTTGCCTGGGTGTCGCTGGCCGCTAAAACACAAATACCGAGAACTCCACGTCCGTCACCACTTGTAGTTGTAATTGCGTTAGCGTCTGCCAAAACCCATTTGTTAGAAGTTCCAGAAGGTGAGCAAATATCTCCGAAAGCTAAGGTTGCTCCAGCTGTTCCGTCTACTACTAATCCTGAATATTTACCATCTGCGGAGAGGCTGTTGTCGAAACTAAACCCAGCGTTTTCACCAAGTCCTACTTCGGTTGTTAAGGGGTTAGCAAAAGATGCTCCGGTAGCTCCAGTGTTTCCAAGAGAACCCGTCGGACCTGTTGTTCCTTGTGCTCCAGTAGGACCTGTTGTTCCTTGTACTCCGCTTGGACCTGTGCTTCCTGTTGCTCCAACTAATCCAGCAGAACCTGTAGCTCCTGTTCCACCAACCGTACCTGCTCCAGTAGCGCCAGTATTACCTAACGGACCAGTAGAACCTGTAGCTCCAATTGGTCCTGTACTTCCTGTTGTTCCAGCAGGGCCTGTTGCTCCAGTTGCACCTGCAGGAGCAGTTACGGCAAATGTGGTTTCAACGTGAGAAGCAAAAGCTGTTCCTTGGTAAACAAAAGTCATTGTTCTATTTGCTTCAGTCGTTGTCATCAATGGTGTGATAACAATTCTATCCGTTGTAAGTAATGAATAAGTAGCATCTGGAACTGTATATTGGACTATACATTCCTGTGGTGCTGCTGATGAGGTAGAACTAATATCAGCAGATACTTGAGTTGTAAACAATATAGTTGCGACACCAGCATCAGTAATTTTAGAAACTTGGAATTTTACTGTATTTGTTCCAGTAGCGTTATTAACATAAGCCCAACAATGGAATGTCCAGTTACCACCGGGTATTGTAGTCTGACCGGGAACCATAACAACTGTTGCATAAGAATCAACAGGAGCTCCGTTCGTATCGCCAACTTGTGCGATTACTGATTCATTTACTTGAACTCCTCCAACAGGAACTCTAGTTAGTTTTTCATAATCGGTTGTGATAGAAACAGAGGCTCCAGCAGCTTCGTTGGTTAGAGCTGATGAACCGATAAGAGTAAGAGTAGATGCAGCAACTGTACGAATAGCCCAAGTAGCATTGTTACCTACATTAGTAGCACCTGTAACTTTAATCTTCATTCCAGCAAGAAAACCATCAGTAATAAAACTTCCAGCATCAGCTCTGGTAATCGTATCTGGAGTAGAAGCTGTAACGAAAGCTATTGTAGTATTATTTGTAATTGTAGGACCAGTGATGTCAGAAGCGACATTATCAAAATAAAGAGTAAGACCAGAAATGTTTCCTTGAGGACCTGTGGCTCCGGTAGCTCCAGTTGAACCGGTGTTTCCAACTCCAGAGCCAGTAGGACCTACAGGTCCTGTTGCTCCAGTTGCTCCTGTCGTTCCGGCACCTGTAGCACCTGTTGAACCAACAGATCCGGTTGCTCCAGTTGAACCAGTTGCACCGACAAGTCCTGCACTTCCAGTGGCTCCAGTTCCACCGACAGTACCTGCTCC